TGCCAACGCCATACCCACGCGTATATAGAAAGTTGCCTACGGTGAAAGAAAGCGGGTGGACACGATTCGATAATTTTACAATCCGAAAAGATATAGACCTCTGTCCACAGCCTGGGCTACAAGAAAAGGTGGTGGCCAGCGAGTGCAATCTGATATTCCTTGCTGGTGAAGCCACTATGGGGAAAGCCCTGTCTATCAATGAGTTTGTGTTGTCTCAAGACGGGTGGGTTAAAATGAAAGATGTCTGTGTTGGCAATAAACTTGTTGATGTGTGGGGAGATGAGCAATCTGTAACTGGAGTATATCCACAGGGATTATTGAGAATATATAGAGTGGAGATGGAGGATGGTGGTTCGTGCAGGGTAAGTGCCGATCATATATGGTATGTTTTTGCTAATGGCGAATGGTTTATCACCACTACTGAAGATTTGTTATATTCCATACATGAGGATGGAGCTGAAGTATACCTGCCCACATACCTATCATATACAGAAAATAAACGCAAAATTAAAGCTATTATAGAAACCGAAGATGTAGAGGAGTGTGCGTGTATATCAGTAAGCAGCAAGGAGAAGTTATTTGTCGTAAGGGACTACATCGTAACCCACAACACCTTTTCAGGCTACCTAAAAGCACTTAATGGCATAGACAAGCCAAACTATACAGCCAAGCTCATATCAAAACGCCTGCAAGATAGTAAGAAGGGTGGTTCGCTGCTTCGTGACTTCAAGGTGGTTTTTGACGGGTTTGCCGGTTGCGAGGTGTCTGGCGCCGACTACCCTACCGCAGTGTTTCCGCAGTGGAATAGTTCCATACAGATGATGCACATGAACTATAACACGAAAAACGAAAGCGAGTGGAAGGAGTTTCAGGACTACGCCAAGAAAAATCAGTGTTCCTACGCATACTGGGATGAGGTTACGGAGATAGAAGAGTTCAGGACATTCGCCTACTTCTTTTCAAGAAACAGGGACGCATCAGGAGTGAGACCTACTACCGTATGCTCATTCAACGCACTACACGAACACTGGACCACATCGTTTCTTAAACAAGGTGGCTATATAGGCCCAGACTGGTATCTGATACCTGAGATGCTTGGAAAGATACGCTATTTTTATGTTAAGGGTGACACGGTGGAGGCCGTTGAGTTTGCCGATACGAGGGATGAACTTGTCAGAAGATGCAAACTACAACCCACCCCCGAAGAAGAAGCCATAGGTATTACCGCACATGACCTTGTAAAATCGTTCACCGTGTTCTCAGGACATGGTGCGGATAACAGGATATTGGCGCACCAGACAGGCGGTGGCAGCATTGCCAACCTGTATAATGTCGGTGAAACGGAGCGTCTAAAGATTAAGCACGCTTATTTCGGTCCAATAGAAAAGGAAGACGTGCGCATCAGCCAGCAAAGCATTGCCGACATATTCGTCATACCGGCAGACAGGTCTACCGATAGATACGCATCCATGGACGTTGCGGCAGGCGGTGACGTGTGCGTTATGATGATATGGGAAGGACATACGCTGATAGCCATAGAGACTTCGGATAGAAGGGAACCCGATGAGATAGAGATGTGGGCTGCGGCCATGCTGACGAAATATAAGGTTCCCGTGGAGAACTTCTCATTCGATGCCTCTGGATCAGGATTCTTCATGCGCAGATTCAAGCAGGGTGTACCAATCATATCAAACACAAGGCCTATTATTGAATACGATGAGGCTGGCAATAAATCCGTAATGGAGGCATACTACACCCATAGGAGTCAGTTGCTTGGTAAGCTTGAAGCCGCACTTGTCAAGGGTGAGATTTCGTGCAGGATTGATAAATTCATGAGATTCCCTCACGGACCAAAAAGGATACAAACAACGCTGCTTGACATACTTGTAGAGGAGCGTAATGTGTTTAGACGTATTGACAGGAACGGGAAAATATATTACCGCAACAAGGATGAGTTCAAGACATCCTACAAGTTGTCACCAGACTACATTGACGCCATGGCTTACCGTATGGTGTTCGACCTTGACGCAAGACCAAGGAAGCAGAAGGCACGTGTCTACGGAGCAAGCGACTACCGCCTTGTATGGGACTTCGACCTGCCGGGCATGTAGAACAATTTTGTAACAAATATCTACTATTTTTGTTACAAAATTGAAATGTGCATATTTTTCTTATTTTTATGGTTTTTTTCGTGTTTTTTGGCTTATTTTTGCTAAAAATACGGTAAAATAATGAAAATTTCTGATTATACGAAAAAGCCATTGTGGTCAAGAAACATCTATACCAAGAATTCAGAGATAAAGCCGACCACTGTAACAGACGCATTTATAACCAACGATCAGATGCGTCTCAATAATTCAAACAAGATAGTCCTAAACCAAACAGCGTTCATGCAGGAACTATCTCCCATGTCACACGAGATATTCTCAACGAGGATACGATCACTGCGTCCCAAGTACAAACTCAAAGAATCCACCGGTGAGTATATACTGAAGGGATACGAGGATGTTGAGCGTATCGGGCTGCCCATACAATCGTCAATAAGGGACAACAAGACGGGATACTGCTTCGGCAATCCACTATGGTTTGGCAATGAATCCGGGGATGAGAAGTCTGAGAAGATGGCGACATTCAAGACGTGGTGGAACTCATCGAATATGACTTCATGCCTATCACAGATGGGACACCACCTGTTCGGTACGGGAGATGCCGCTATCGCCATATATATTGATGAGGACAAGAACATAAACTATAAGGTGTTTGGGTTCGAGAATGGCGATAATGTTACTGAAACATACGAACTTGTAGATGGCGTAAGAAAACGTGTTGGTGTACGCATGTTCCAGATAAACGGGCATAATGCCGTGGAGTTATATAAGCATAATGTAGTGGAGTTGTGGATAAATGCAGACGAAGATGACATTAGGGGTAAAATAGGCATGAAACCAACGGCCATAAAATCCGAGGATGACTACACGCTGGTATCGTCTACTCCTCATAACTTCTCAACAGCACCATTCGTATATTTCCGTGAAAAGGATGTCCCGTGGGGTATTGCACAGGATATATGCGATAAGTTAGACTTGCTTGTATCGGACTTGTTGGAGAGCGGTCGCTTCTTCTTCAACCCGTACATATTCCTAAAAGGTGGAGCCATAGCACTCCCATCCACAGACTTTCAAGGGCGTGTTTTCGCATCCGACAATGAGCAGGGAGATGCCAAGATTCTGGAACCGCCAAACGCAAGCGCCATGCTCGAAACCGCCTTCGGGAAACTCATGCGTATGCTTCTTGATTCCACAAAAACGGTATTCATACACCATGAGGACTTGAAAGGGCAAAATGACAGCGGTGCGTATCTGCGTATGCTATGCTTCCCTGAAATACAATGGGCTACAAACTTCTATCCACGCATAGACCAGCAGATGAAGCGGCTGTTCTCCCTGTTCGCCACAGCGGTTGGCATTGTGGAAAATGCGGTAACAGACTATGTTGATTTAAGGTTTTCGTACCAGTTCACGCCGTGTATACCGCAAAACCTGTATGAGGAATCGCAAATCATTACAGACTCTTATCGCGCAGGAGTTCTCTCACGTGAAACATCCGTGGAAGAACACTCACTGGCAAACCCGCAAGAGAAACAACGACTTGAAGCCGATGACGCACGAAAAGCCGCTTATGAAAAAGAAAAAACTAAAATACAAGAACCAGATAACGAGGTTAAACCCTCAAATAATAACAATTTAAAAAAATAATTTATGGACTCAACAAGAATTAAAATCGGGCAAGTCTTATATGGTCAAAGCGAAGGGTCCGAGGACATTGCCCTAGTGAAAGTTGAGAGTGTTGGAGTGGGTGGCATTAACTACAATGACACAGACAACACTTTTCAATATTCATTTGACGAACTTACGGGTATCCCTGTTTCAGCATCCGTGCTGACATCATCTGGATTTACCCTCTCCAATGGTGTTTATGTTAATGATACCATAAACTTCATCAAGGTGAAGCTGATAGGAGCACAATGGTTCTGGTACGCCAACGCCGATACGTGTATCCCCGTACCCTATCTTCATGAACTGCAATCACTCTACAAGGAACTTACCGGGAACACACTTGCCGTTGACGAAGATGCGTTGCTGATAGCACTTGATAGCCCAATGGTTCTCTCCGCACCAGAAGGGTTCGCCACTTCCGCGATGACACCAAATACAGTAACCATAACATGGAATGAGGATGCCGACGCAAAAGGTTACTCATACCGGATTGACGATGGGGCGTGGGTAGAAGTGCTTGTGGCCAAGGCTGAACTCACGGGTCTTACACACAGCACTACCTATAAGATAAGGGTTAAGGCTATCGGTGATGATAAGAGCTTTGTAGACTCACCCGAATCCGAAGAGTATAGCTTCACAACCGCCGCACTCATTGTGCTTGACGCACCTGCCGACCTTACAGCCACAGAAGTTGGCGAAAATTACGTAACAGTAACATGGAGCGCCGTTGCCAATGCAGCCGGGTATGAAGTAGCCGTTGGCGCAACCACAGATACCGTGACGGCAGAAACTCTTACCTATCAATTCACTTCACTGAATGTAAATGCAAACTACACATTCTCCGTAAAAGCTGTTGGAGATGGCGTCACCTATGACGATTCACTTGAATCCGAAGTGACTGAAACTACGCTGAAGCAGAAACTTGACACACCCGTTGTTACAGGAACGACACTTGACACCA